CATCTTTAATCCGACTATTCGGAGCGACCGAAGCGCCGGTTTTTCTTGTCCCTCGCACCCAGGAAGAGGTCGATGAGGCCGAACAGGCGACCGATTATATCAACTATACGTTTTGGAATGATAATCCAGGTTTTCTCATCCTGTATGGCGCTTTCAAAGATGCTCTTACGGTAAAGACAGGCTTCGTCAAATGGTGGACCGACGATCATAAGGAGATCAAGCGCAAGACTTTCTTGAACGTCACCGCCGAACAACTGCAGATGATCTTATCCGAGGAGCCGAGCGCCAAGCTGGTGTCGATCGGCAATCCGGTTCCTCAACCGCCTGCCCCTGCGGCAGCGCCCCCGGCGCCACTTCCTCCTCCCGCAGGCCCGGCGCCGGGACCAGCGCCGATGCAGGCAAATCAGCCGGGCGCTTCGCCCGGCATGCCGACTCCCGCTCCGCAGGGACCGCCGCCGCCGCGCGCCGGGATGCCCCCGCCCGGCCCGGCGCCCGCTCAGCCTCCGCCGCCGCCCAGCGGCCCACCTCCTGGTCCGATGGCTGGCGCGCCCCCGCCGGCCTTGCCGCCTGCGCTCTTGCAGCCGCCGCCGCCGGTCTACGATCACGCGGTGATCGAGTTCGAAGTCTCCAAGCCGATCATCAAATGCGCTGGCGTGCCGCCCGAGGAGATGCGGCTCGATCGCTACGCGCGAACCTTCCGCGACAGCCGTCTGGTCGGCCATGAGCGGATCGTTCCGGTCGATCAGCTGATCGCCATGGGCTACGACCGTGAGAAGTGCCTCGAGCACATCCAGTCGATGGAAAGCTCGTTCACCGTCGAGCCGCAGCTGCGCAATCCGGCCCGTTTCATGGGCACCCGGATCGGCGACGGGGTGAAGTACGGCGAGTGGTACATCAAGATCGACAAGGACGGCGACGGCTCGCCTGAGCTCCGCTACATCTGCACCATGGGCGAGGACCAGGAGATCGTCGCCGACGAGGAGGCGAACCGGGTCAAATTCGCGATGTTCTCCTGCGACCCGGTCAGTCACACCATCGTCGGCGACTCGCTGGCTGACTACACGCAGGACATCCAGCGGATCAAAACCAACATGACCCGGGCGGTGCTGGACAGCGCGGCCGAGGCGATCAATCCGAAGACGGTCATTAATGAACTGATGGTCACGGTCGACGATGCGCTCAATGATGATCTTGGCGCGGTGATCCGCACGCGCGGCAATCCGGCCGAGTCAGTGCTGTTCACCAACACGCCGTTCCTCGGCCAACAGGCGCTGCCAGTCCTGCAGATGCTGAATGAGACGCTGCAGCGCCGTACGGGTCTCAGTGATGCTGCGAAGGGGCTCGATCCAAAGGCCCTCCAATCCTCGACGATGATCGGCGTAGAGGCTGTGATCAACGGGGCGCAAGAGCGCACTGAACTGGTTGCTCGCGTCCTTTGTGAGACTGGTTTCAAAGACCTGTTTACCGGCTTGTACAATGAGATCTGCGAGAACCCCAACCAGCAACGCACCCTGAAGATCCGTGGCAAGTACATCCCGTATGACACCGGGACGTTCGATGCTTCGATGGCGGTCGAGGTCAACGCCAATCTCGGCAAGGGCTCGGATCTGACGCGCATGCTGGCGTTGAACCAAGTCAAGCAAGATCAGCAGCTGATCGTCCAAACTTACGGCCTTTCCAATCCGGTGTGCGGCATTCCAGAACTCCTCAACACCATCACCGACATCCTGGCGATCGCCAATGTCAAAAACGTCGGGCGTTACTTCAAGACCCCGACACCGGCGCAGATGCAGGCGATCAACAGCGCGCCGAAGCCGCCTGACCCGAACCTGATCGCCGCGCAAGCGCAAATGGAGAAGGTTCGCTCCGACACCGCCAAGGCGGTCGGGCAGCAAAATCTCGACACCAAGAAGCTGCAGTCGGAAAACCTGCTCAAGCATCTGGCTCTGCAGGCCAAGACCGAATTCGAGTTCCAGAAGCTTCAAGTCGACGCCAATGCGGCGCACGTCGATCATGCGACCAAGCTCGGCGCGCTCGGCGCGCAGCTGATGAAGTCGCAATCGGACTCCGATCAGGCCGACACCCAGAGCCAACTCGACATGGCCGGCCAGCAACAGGCGTCCGACGACAGCGCGAGGCAGCATCAGCAGGCGATGAGCCAAGCCCAGCTCAAGGCCGCCCAGATCGCCTCGGCGCATATGCAGGCCATGCACAAGATTGGTTCAGGCCACGTTCAGGCTATGACGCAGATGGCGGCTAATCATCATGCTCAAATGACTGGTCACGCGGTGAAGGGGGCCGGTATGGTGGTCGGAGCTCTTGGGGAAGAGCGCAATCGTGAACATGAGTCGAGTGAGAATGCCCTTGACCGAGGTCATGATGCTCTTACGACTGCAGCTACGTTATCGCAGCAAGAAAAGATCGCGAAAATGAAGCCAAGGCCACAACCATGAGCTGGCTTGAGAAGCTTGCCGATCGTTGGACGCCAGAACCAAATACGGGATGCTACTTGTGGACCGGCGCTATAGCGAACGGTGCCGGGCACGGGCGCGTAAGCGTTTCATGGAAGAAACAGAAGCTTGTCAGTCGTCTTGTTCTTGAGGAGGCGATCGGGCCTCCACCGGCAGGGAAGCCTCACGCTCTACACAACACGCGGAACGGGTGTGTTGGCGGCCCCTGCATCAATCCTGATCATCTTCGATGGGGCACGCATCTGGAGAATATGCGGGATATTTTGCCCGCCGATCGCAGTGAGCAGATGCGCCGGGCGAATGCTACTCGGAAGGCAGCGCGGCCATGAACGACATTCCGCGCGCCGACGCTCAGGTCGTCAAGGAGCTTGCCAGGGAGGCTCAAAGCCTGAAGGACAACCGGGCTTTCACCGTGGCGATGCAGATTTTGCAGAAGCAATGGTACGGCGAGCTTCTCGATCCCAAGACCGACGAGGAGCAGACGAGGAGGCTACGCGCTCAGTTGATCGTGTTGGAGGCCATTCCGCGCATGCTCGATAGCCTGATCGCCAGCCAGACAATGGCGCAGAAAGGACAGCTGAATGCCCGAGGGCTATGACGAGGCCGCGCTTGCGTTCTCGAATGAGATCGCGCCCCAGGTCAAGCCGCGCGATCACCGCGGCCAGTTCATTCCAGAGAACTCTCCGCCAGAGGCGATGTTCGCGCTCAGGCCGATCGAGGGAGATCCGCTGACCGGCGACACGCGCGACGGCGGCGACAATCTGAGGCTGCGCGCGCGGGAAAGGGAGATCGCAGATGGTCGGGTTGACGAGGGGCAAGACGGCGGGGATGAGCCACGATCCCGCCGCGCGCCCGCCGAAGAGAGCGGGTCGCGTGGCCAACGACGTCGCGCCAATGGTGAGGAGCGCGGTGATGCCGCCGCCGACGAAGGACACCCAGGAGCCGAGGTTGAGCCGGAAAGCATCTGGGACATCGCGGCCGAAGGGCAAGACCTTCTACGGTCAGACCAGCACGACCCGGCCGAGAGCGAGCGGGGAGACGCCGATGGGCTGTCCGAGCGCGACTCCCAGGCCGAAAAGTTCGAAGTAACCGCGGACGGCGAAACCTTCCACATCACGCTCGACGAAGCCTTGCGCGGCTATGTGCGCGAGGCGACGTTCCACAAGCGGATGGGGGCGTTGCAGCAAGGTCAGCGGGAGCTCGAGGGCGCGGTCGGCCAGCTGAGGGCCAATTATGCTCAGTGGCACCAGGATCGGCGAAACTACGAGGAGGATCTCGCCAATCTCGTCCCGGCCGAGCCCAATTGGGATCAGGAGTTCGCCACCAACCCGCATCAGGCCTACGCCACGCGCAAGGTTTTCGAGACGATCTACGGCAAGCTCAATCAGTCGCGCGCGATGCGCGCTCAGCGCGAGCAGGCCCAGGCGGCCGAGGCTGATCGACAGGTCGCCGATTACGCAGTAAAGGGGTTTGAACGCTTCGTCATGGACAACAAAATCCCTGACGAGGCGACGCTGAAGAAGAATTTGCAATCGATGCGCCGTACCGCATCGGCGGCCGGCTTCAGCGAATACGAAGTGGCCACAGTCTACGACCCGCGAATGCTCACGGTGTTGTTGAAGGCCAGTAAGTACGATCGGATGATGGCGGCCAAACCACGGGCTGTTATCGCCGGCAAGGGTCGAACGCTTACTCCTGGCGCCGCTACCCCCTTCAACGGGAATGGACGCCGGTCAGGGCTCGACGAAGCATTACGCCGTCAGGCGGGCAGCGGGTCGCTCGACGACACCGCACAAGTGTTTCGACGATTGCTCTAACCCGGGAGATCTCCCTTGGCCAAAGTCACCAATGCCTTCACGACCTATATGGCCGTGGGCAACAGAGAAGATTTGTCTAACGCCATCTACAACATCGATCCTTTCGACACGCCGGTTATGTCGTCGGCTAGACGTCGCAACGTCAAAAATCGGTTCTTCGACTGGCAGACTGAGCATCTTCCTTTGGTTGCTCCGCCTTTGATCACCGGTGCAGTCAATCCGAATGCGCAAGTCGAAGGTTTTGTCTTGGCGAATAGTCCGGCGACGCCGACTATTCGGCTGCAAAACGCAACCCAGATCTCCGAGCGCGACGCCACCGTGTCAGGCTCGCAGGAGGAGTCGGACGCCGCCGGCAAGTCGTCGGAAATGGCCCACCAGATGGCTATGGCGGCCAAGGTGCTCAAATCCGACATCGAGACGGCGTTGTGCTCGCGGCAGGCGCGCAACGATGGTGTTGACGGCACCACGGCGCGGGTTACCGAAGGCTTCGCGCATGCGCTGGGCGCCGCGGTCAGCAAGCTTGGTGCGGTCGGCGGGGCGGTTGCCCCTGATACTAGCCTGACCGGCCTGCCGGCCACTCAGTATGCCGCCTTCAACGCCCCGGCGACGCCGGTGCAGCTGCAGGAGGAATTCCTCGGCAACGCGATGCAGCAGGCTTACGTCAACGGCGCGAGTCCCAGCCTGTGGGTGGTGCCCCCTGGCCCCAAAAGGACGGTGTCGACCTTCGTCGGTCGTTCGACCACCCAGGTCTTGGTGGGTAAAACTGAGGTCGTGTCGACGGTCGACGTGATCGCTACCGACTTCGGCAGAGTTAAGTGTATCCCCAGTCGGTGGGTCGCGCCTGATGTCGGGCTTCTGATTGACCCCGACTATCTTGCGGTCGGTTTTTTCCGAGCGTTCCGCCAGTATCTGATGGCGCGCACCGGCGACGCCGAGACGCGGATGATCATCGTCGAGTGGGGCGTCGAGACGCGCAATGCGCTCGCGCACATACTCTTCAACGGCATCGCCCAAGCGACGCCGTAACATGGGCGAGGCGCGTCGTCGTTATATCGCTCGCGACGGCGTCGCGCGCAGGATGTTGTTCGACAGCGAGCGTCCGGACGGGTTCGTCATCCATACGGCTATGGACGTCGAACCTGTTCTCGACTCGATTGCTCGGGATCGTGAGATCATGCCCAACAATGGTCGTTTCGGCCGGGTCGAGGGGCGCCTGCCTTTGATCATCGTCGAAGATCTGATTAGGCGTCAGATTTACGACGATCCGGACGCCTTCAATCGCTGGTGGCGTTCCAATGAGGCGAACCCCTGGCGGATTTGGGGAGGACGCCTCTGATGCCTTACGAGCGGAAGTGGTTTTTTGACAATGTTCGGAGGGATTTGTTCCGCGGCAACCTGACGCAATCGCAGGTTGATGGGATGAACTATCTCCTCGAAGTATGGGAACAGCACTTCGAGGCCAACAATCCCAACGACGGGACGATGTGGCTGGCCTATTGCCTCGCGACCTTTTTCCACGAAACCGCCGAGCAAATGATCCCGCTCGAGGAATACGGCAAGGGCTCGGGCAAGTCTTACGGCAAGCCGGTCGCGCCGCACAACGTGGCCTATTACGGGCGCGGCCACGTCCAGCTGACCTGGGACACGAACTACAAGAACGGCCAGCAATTCCTCAAGGATCGCTATGGC